GCAAAAAGGAATTAAATATGGCACAGAATTGTAACAACTGTTTCTACGAAGCACTCCCTTATTACGAAGGCCCGTGCTTCCACTGCATAGATACACTTACGGGTGCTTCTAAGTGGGTAGCAGTGGACTTCCTCAAAGACGTTCCAGACGACACAAGCAACGCGGAAGGAGAAAAGGTTATGGAACAAATGCTTCAACAGCTTCATCGTATTAAGCCCTCCGAAGCTACAGGAGTTAAACACGACAGCGATAAGCCTAGGTGGTCTTTGCTGCCCTTCAAAGCCTTGCAAGAGGTTGTAGAGGTTCTCACCTTCGGAGCTAAGAAGTATGCCGCTGATAACTGGAAATATGTACCTAATGCTCGTGAGCGTTATGTTGATGCAGCTTACCGGCACTTGGCAGACTGGAATACTAAGGAACGTATTGACCCAGAGACAAACAAGAGCCACTTAGCACATGCGATTTGTTGCTTGTTGTTTCTTTTGTGGTTTGAGCATAAAGACACAAATGCCTGAGTATGTCCCTCAGCTCAAGAGCAGCTACACAGGTGTGTTGCTCCGAAGGCAAACCGTTAAAGACTACTTAGAGGCAATAGCCTTTGTAGAAGTGTTTAAACGGTTTGACCATATGTATGTTTATGAACAAGAAGGAAATGAATGATTAATAAGACAGAACCAAGCCTCCGCGCACAAGTGATTACCCGTCGCACATACAACCGACCACTCCCCGAAGGTGGCTTTGAGAGCTGGGAACAGACAGTAGACCGCGTTATCGGTCACCAAGAGTGGCTATGGAACCGAGCAATGAATCTTCCAGAAGATGATGATGGAGTCTTTGCAGAGCTAGGAGAATTGAAGCAGCTTATGATGGAACGAAAGGTGCTCACCTCTGGTCGAACCCTTTGGCTGGGAGGCACTGAGGTTGCTAAGAAGCGTGAAGCCTCTCAGTTTAATTGCTCGTTCACCAACGTGGAAACAGTGATGGACTGTGTGGATGTGCTTTGGTTGCTACTTCAGGGCTGTGGTGTTGGCTTTCGTCCTGTTATTGGTCAGCTGACAGGCTACGAAAAGCCAATGCAGAAGCTGTCTATTATTCGCAGCACCCGTACTGACAAAGGTGGTAATCAGAACAACGTGGAGACCTTCAAAGATGGAGTTTGGACAATCAAAGTTGGCGACTCCGCTGAAGCATGGGCTAAAAGCATCGGTAAGTTGGTCGCTCATAAGTTTCCCGCCAGTGAACTTGTACTTGATTTCTCCGAGATTCGCCCAGCAGGGGAACGCCTTGCAGGATACGGCTGGATTAGCTCAGGAGACGCTTCCCTCGCAGCAGCCTACGAAGCCATCCATGCCATCCTGAATCGACGTGCTGGTTCTCTCTTGAATCGTATGGACATTCTTGATCTGGTGAACTGGATGGGTACTGTGTTGTCATCACGTCGCTCCGCAGAGATTGCCTTGTTTGAATATGGCGAGGATGAGTGGAAAGAGTTTGCTGTTGCTAAAGACCAGTTCTGGGTTAATAATCCACAACGAGCACAAAGCAATAACAGCCTTCTGTTCACTCAGAAGCCCACTGTTGCTGCTTTGGAGGGCATCTTCAAGCTGATGGTGGACTCCGGTGGCTCTGAGCCCGGCTTCATCAACGGACAAGCAGCTATGAAGCGCGCTCCTTGGATGAAGGGTGTGAATCCTTGTGCTGAGATTCTTCTTGGTAACAAAAGCTTCTGCAACCTAACTGAGGTGGATTTGCATAAGTTTCACGGTGACTCCGCAGGCTTACGCCGCGCTGTTCACTTGGCTGCTCGTGCTAATTATCGACAAACGTGTGTTAACCTGCGTGATGGCATCTTGCAAGAAGCGTGGCATTTAAACAACAGTTTCCTTCGCTTGTGTGGTGTTGGCTTGACCGGCATTGCTACACGCCCTGACTTGAAGGCTTATGACTATGTTGAACTTGAAAGAACCGCTACGTCGGCTGCTTACGCAATGGCAGATGAACTTGGCACTCCGCGACCTAAGAATGTCACAACGGTTAACTAACTTAGCCGCCTTATCGAGCAATTGATAAGGAAAATCAGGTTAATTGCTGGAAACCCCTTAGAGCCTAGAGCACTACAGCGTAATTGGAAACGATAAGCGCGATAGTTTGAAAAGATTTAGGATTGGGCAATCAGCAGCCAAGGGCCGTATAGGTCAAGGTTCAACGACTAGGCGAGAGCCGTAGGGAGAAGTCTCCCGAAATGCCTGACCCCTTAACGGGTGAAGATATAGTCTATTCTTTATGGAAACATAAAGCAGCAAGATGAAAGTAAATATGTATTTATATCAGTATCAAAACAAAGTGTCTCAGCGTAAGTATTACGGAATAACTGTTAACACCAAGCGTCGGAACGCAAGCCACAAGTGGGCAGCAAAGACCAAGAAGACGCCGTTCTACGACGCAGTCCGTAAATATGGTTGGGAAGGTTTTGAGTTCTCTGTGATAAGCGAAGGAACACAAGAGGAAATCTCTCTTGAGGAAATTCGGCTTATTTCTGAAGATACTGGTTGCTACAACCTTCATCTAGGCGGAAACACCGGCTACAATGTATCGGCAGGCACTAGAGCGGCTGAGTGGAAGCTGAAGTTACGGGCAGGACGTGCAGGAGGAAAACCAGCACTCGGCCTGAAACACTCAGAAGAAACTAAGAAGCTCTGTGGCGAATACAGCAAAGCGTGGTGGGATAAGAAAGGTAGATATCCAAAGGAAGTTTTGGATTACGGGTTCACTGTGTCAAACAAAAAGTTTGGTATTAGTAAGACCCAATACTATCGTCTCCGTAAAGCGGTACAAGCGTAACGAACTTGTGCGAATGTAAAGTAAGCCATCCGGCACTCTCAGCAAGATTATGGACACCACTGAAGGGGTTCATAAGCCCCTTGGTAAATATGTTCTCAACAACGTGGTGTTTAGTAAGTTCGATCTGGTTGTGCCTAAGCTACGCGGCGCGGGTTATCGTGTGTTCGACCACCCATTTGATAAAGAAAGTGTACTTGCTACCTTCCCTGTTAGCTGGGAAACTGTGCAGTTTGATAAAGTAGGCGGCGTAGAGGTTAATCTGGAAAGTGCTGTGGATCAGCTTGAGCGGTATAAGATGCTAATGGAGAGCTGGTGTCAGCAGAATGTCTCTGCAACCATCTCTTATGATGCTTCGGAGGTTCCTGATATTATCCAGTGGCTTCACACCAACTGGGATAACTACGTAGGTGTGTCTTTCCTATTCCGTAATGACCCTACAAAGACAGCAGCAGATTTAGGTTACTTGTACCTGCCGCAAGAGGTGGTCACTAAGGCTGTGTTTGATGACTACATTGCCCGTATCGTTCCTTTCGAGCTTGATGAGACGCTTGTCTCTGATGTCTTGGAAGATGATTGTCTTTCAGGCGCATGCCCAATTCGGTAAAAGGAGAAACCATGTTTATTGATTTTGAATGGATAGCAGGCTTAGTGTTTGGTCTAGACACTGATTCAATCAGCTTAATGGACGAGGGGGATGTGATGACCTTTGATGCCCCTCAAAGTACCTCCATCAACCTCTATCTAGGGATTGTGGTTATCCACTTCATCTTCTAGACGTGAAAAAGCCCCTAGAGCCTTATGAGCTTTAGGGGCTTTTTCATTTCTTCTTAGCTGCTTTGTGCTTTGCAGTTCGACTACCTCGCATGGGCATCGGAGCAGGTTTCTTTGCGGGTTTCATCATTTGTCCTTCTTGTTACGTAGTTCCATAATCTTCTCCAATGTGCGCCCACCGAAGTAGGCAGACATAACCAACATACCCCACTGACCCAACAAAGTTACGTAGGACTCGGCCACATGAAAGCCGTTCCCATCCATAATTGCAAGCCCTAAGTAGGCTGTAAGGATATAGGCAAGCGTAGCAGGACGGATGTTCTTAGCCATCCAGCTATCGCTAACCATATCGGAAGACCACCGCTGGCTTGTATTCTCCTGCTCTGTCTTGTACAAGGAAGCCTCCTGAGCCATCTTAGTGAGTTCTCCCTCCTGAGCCAGCCGCACCAGTTCCAATTGAGCCTGAGCCTTCGCTACAGGGTCTGGAATCAGCTTATCAATCAGCTTACCGCCAATGCTTAACAAACTGTCTAAGATCATTGCCATTCTCCGGTTTTCATTTGGTCTGACAGCCTCTTAGCCCTCTCAGGCGTCTGTGTAGCCCATAGGCTATCCAGCATCTGAGAAGCTGCTTTCTCATACAACCCGTTGGCTACGGAGGCCAAGGTGTTCTTAAAGGCTTTCAAGCCATCCACACCCATCTGGAAGGACATATTTACCAACACCCCCTTACGGGCCTCGTCCATGCCTTTGAACCACGGGAAAGCTGCTTCTAAGGCCTTGATGCGGGTGTCCACATCGTTATTTAGAAGAAACGCGCTTTCCTCGGGAGATAAGCCACCTCCTTTCCGTTTGTCAATTAATCGACCAACCCCAATAGTCCAGAAGCCTAGGTGGTCTTGGTAGGCTGATAGCACCTCCCCTTCGTCCCTTCGTAGTTGTTTTATTAGGTTTTCTTTCATTACTTTGCCTCTCTTACGGATCGGTTATACTCTTCTACAACATTAGCTCCGGTAATGCTTCCTTCTTTGCCTGCACGCTTAGTAAGAACTTCTCCAATCTTCCTAGCAACTTCTGGACGCGCTCGCATAATTGTGTTCATCGCCTTAACCCCTGATTCTGAATACATTAAGGGGGCAACCAAAGCCAAAGGAAGAGCCGTGACGGGGTTTGCAGCAACCGTGTAACCACCAACATTGCTGAGAGCAATCCTACCACCAAGCGTTGACCCGGTGGTTGACTCCATGACAGAAACAGCGTCCTCTGCCACATCTTGTCCCTTGGCCTTACCAGCTGCAAATTGAGTCTTGCCTCTTGAAACGTCCTTTTGACGGACAGCTGTTTTATATTGCTTCGGAGTGAACACGCCGTTCTCTGCTCCGGAATTAGCAGCCGCTGTCTTCATGACAGAAATATCCCCAAAAGCACTATCAACACGACGAAGCTCTGATGTTTTTGTAGGGTTTTGCTGACGCAGCCCTGTTTTTAAAGAATCAAGGGCTTCAAACAAAGCCTTTCCAACATCTTTTTCAAGCATTGTCCCAGCGGTTGAGTAATCTGAAGCTCTCTTACGTAGGTCGGACTCAATTGCTTTGTACTCAGTCCCTGATATTTTTCCGTCTTTTGGAAATCGGCTATATACAATCCGATCAAGCTCATCTTTAACTTGAATTCTGCTATTGCTAGATGAAGGAACACGAACACTTTTAAGAAGATTTGTGTATGTTGGAAAGTCAAGCTTAAATGAAATATCTTTTAACACTTCATCATATTTAGCTGAAACCTTGTCGTTAGCTGCCTGCACTGCATCCCGCCCAACAACATCAGCTCCCAGCTTATCATCAATCTTACCCAGTGCTTTGTTAATAACACCTTTGTTAAAACTAAATAAAGCACGTTCCTTGGCGTTTGAAATAAACGAACCAACCAATGGCAGCTCTGCTGCAAAGGCTTCCATGTTTTTAAACTGGCCTCCTGCTGTCATGCCGGGAGTTAGAGACACCCCTAGATCACGCATGGTTTGTTCTGCTTTGCTTGCTAGGGGGTTCAGCACCTTCCCTGCTAGTTTTGAACCAGCTGCCCCTAGAAAGCCGCCGACTCCCCCAGCTACAGCTTGCTTTGCTTTCTCCAGAGCAAAAGGCTGCTCAGTGTCTGTTGCTGGCTGCATCACTCCTTGCACAATGCCGGTTCTCATAGCAGCAGAAGAAAGACCACCGCCACCGCCCGTCAGCAGGCTTACAGGATTTACAATGTTACCAGCGAGCCGAGCAGCATCAAAGCCTGTTTCCCCTGCTGCTTTTCTCTGCTCTTGATAGGCTTTCTCTTCTTCCGTTATGCTCTCAGTCATGCGCTGAGCTTCACCAGCAAAGTAATCAGAGCCTAGAGCCCCTAATCCTTTAGAGATGAGCTGAGCACCGCCTCTGATAGGGTCTAAAAGCCCTTGTCTAAAGCCAGAAGGCGCAGGAGGCGTAGGCTGAGGGGCTTGCATGGATTGACCGGGAATCATCGCTGCTTGAGGGGCTCCAATGACAGGGCCTGTTTGCGGAGCAATGCTTCCTTGTAAAACAGCTGCAATTTGTGCATCGCTCATTTCATCAGGAAACTCAACAAGCTCCCCATTAAATTCGATAACTTGAGCCATTATTTTCCTCCGATTGTTTCAAACGTATTAGTCTTCGGGTTATAACGGCGTGTTGGCTTTTGAGCTGCTCCCGTAGGGCCAATAGAAATTGGTTTTCCTGCTTGTAGTTCTTGATTCTGACGAGCAGCTCTTTCAATTCCTCGTTGCATTTTCTTATCGGCACGCGACAGCATATTAAACAGAGCAGTTGCTTCATTTGTTGTATCTGCACCGGAAGCTGCTTTAAGGTAGTTAAGTTCTTCCACAGTGTCACTACCACCAAAGTCTTTAAGACGAGGGATAACCACTTCTGCTAGGAAAGATTTAAACTCCTGTGTGTTAGAAAGTCTTTGTTTGTCGCCAACAATTCCCATACCATATTTAGCAATGGCTTCTTCAAGAGGAGCATAGCCGCCTGCATAAATGCCTTTACTCAGTAGGTCTAAGGCGTCTGTAATAGCATATTTAGCTTCATACTTCCCCTCAACCAAAGCAATGTTTTTAGCAACATCTTTACCCGACTCAGTGCCTGCCCCCTCTTGCTGCTTCTTCATGAAAGTAGCCAGCAGAGGGCTCATGCCTTCCACTATTTCTGTCCCAATACCTTTTGTTTTTTCTGTAATCTTTTTAATACGGGCGGTATAGGCATCATACTTTGCTTTGTCTTTAACAGGATCAAGGAGGGCTTGTTCTTCCAGCAACTTACCTATTTCAGACAAGGGTGATTCTTTAGTGCGCGTCAAAGCTGTGAGCTTGTCCGTTAGGGCTTGCTTTTTAGCAAGACCTTCAGGGCTTTCATCACCTTCTAAGGCACGAATTCCTTGTCGTAGTTGTGCCTCAAGCTCAGCTTTCTGAATGTCTGCTGGAATAGCTGCTTGTTTTTCTCGACCAGCAGCAGCCACATCTTTACTTGTAGAAGCTAGTTTAGCTTGTAGGTCTTGCAAGCGGGTTGCAAACTCCTGAGCTGCTGGATAATCATTAGCACTCATTGCCCGTTCAATACCTTGCTTTAAAGAAGCGGGATCATTGGGGCTGATACCTTGCAAGAGCTGCTGACGTTGCTGCATCCGCTGCATCTGAGGGTCTTGTCCACCAAGCATACCGCCTACAGCACCTGCTAGTTGATTAGCTCCTTTGTAAATACCGAAGGAGGCCCGTTGGAGGGGGTCCATGCTTGCATACTGAGCAGCCTCTTGATTAAGAGCGGCTGCTCGTTGCTGCTGAAGGGCTTCTGGGGTTGTTCCGAAGAGACTTTGTTGTGTTGCCATAATTAGTCCTTAATAGCCGTAGGGGCTGTATGTTCCCG